AAAGATGGACAGTTATGGATTCTGTCTAATGCTGGTATACCTGGTAAAAGCGAATTATTACAGCATTACCGCGAGGTAGCTCACGCGAACATAAATGATAAACAGACGCGGCTAGCCTGGTTCGAGTGGTGTCCACGCGAGGAGAAATTCGACTATATGGATGAGTCAGTATGGGCGCAGTCGATACCCTCTTTAGGTGAATCTAATGGCGTGTTAATAGAAGCTGTAAGAGAAGCTGCTAACACAAACAGCCCAGAGATATTTACTAAAGAGTGGCTAAACGTATGGCCTGCTAGAGAGGCCGTAGCTGTAATAGACGTAGATCTATGGGATAGCCTGGCTCGTACCGATATAACTATAGGTAATAAAATTGTCTTAGGTGTAGATATATCTAGAGAGCGCGATAAGTCCTCTATAGCCGCCTCTGGTTTAGTAAAAGAAAAGACGCCAGTAGAAATAATCGAGGCTAAAGACGGCGCTAACTGGGTATTACCACGCCTTATAGAAATTGCTAAAAAATGGAACGCGCCAGTAGTTATAGATAATGGATCTCCAGCGTCATCAATGATAGGAGAGCTAGAAAACGCAGGGGTAGGCGTAATTAGCGTAGGTCTTAGAGACTATGCCAGAGCCTGCGGATCCTTTTACGATGCGGTACAGGCTAAAAGCATCTGTCACCTAGACGACCCTAATCTAAGACAGGCTATCGTAGGATCTAGTAAAAGAGCTTTAGGTGATTCCTGGGCTTGGTCGAGAAATAGCACAAATAACATTACGCCGCTGGTCGCTGCAACACTGGCACGATACGGCGTAGTAAACGAACCGATAGAGATGCCAGTACAAAGGAGCAAGATCTACTAATGAAATACATACCGCTAACGCTGCAACTTTTAGGATCTATAGCCATAACCGCAGGTGCGTACTTAATTTATGCGCCATCTGCGATAGTATTAGGAGGGTCTTTTCTAATGCTCTTTGGTATTGCTATGGAGAAAAGGAATAAATAATGCTAGGACGACTACTTAAACGGCAGATACAGCCGTCTGTAGTCTATACATCATCTGGCTACGTAGATTCGCTAGGTAGAGTAGGTAGAGCTTTCCAGGCTAACTGGTCAGGTACTTACGTCGATACTAATACAGCGCTAGGCGTACCAGCAATTTATCGCGGTGTTACATTAATCGCAGATGCTATAGGCGCACTAGGTCTACATAGTTACCGTAATGGACGTATCGTTAAACCAACACCGCAGATATTAATTAAACCTAATCCGCAAGAGACGCGCATCGAAACTATTAGCGCTATGGCTGCCTCTTTAATTTTAGATGGTAATTATATAGCTGTACTAGGTGAACGTGGCGCTAATGGATTACCTGATTTCTTTTATCCTGTTGCTATTGATCGCGTTAACCTTAATCGCGTAGATGGTCGTATCGTTTACAGAATTGACGAGCAAGTCTACGAGGCAGATGACATATTACATATTAAAAACTTTACGTTACCTGGGGAGTTTTTTGGACGAGGAATAGTAGAGACACAAAAACAGGCAATAGGTAAAGAGATAGCTATTAATGAGTACGCATCGCGTTACTTTGATGGCGGTGTTAATCCTACAGCTGTAATTAAATCTGGTAATCCTGATCTAACACAGGAGGAGGCAGACGCTCTTAAAACAGCGTGGCTATCTATGTATAGCGGACGTAATCGCCAGCCTGCAGTATTAAATTCGACTACAGATTTTGAGATACTTTCATCTAACGCGCAAGAGTCTCAATTAATAGAGGCGCAGATACAGGGACTTACAGAGGCTGCCAATATTCTAGGACTACCAGCATATTATTTAGGTGCGCCTAATAGCTCTCGTACTTACGCTAACGTAGAGCAAGAAAATCTACAGTTAGTACGATGGTCAATACAGCCGATCGCAGAAAGAATAGAGCAGGCGTTATCGGAATTGTTAGTAAGAGGTCAGACAGCTAAATTTAATTACGACACGCTATTACGTACAGATACGCTATCGCGTTATCAAGCTCACGCAGTAGGTCTTACTAACGGCTTCTTAACTGTAGACGAGGTGAGAGATATGGAAAATAGAGACCCTATCCAGGGTATAGATGATGAGCCTATAGACACTATCGAGGCTCCAGAATATGACGAGGAGGATGAATTAGACGTATGAGTACTAATGAAATCCGCAGCTATGCATTAGATCTAGAAATCCGCGAGGATGAAAATGGAGGCCGTACCATTTATGGTATCGCTGTACCTTATGACAAAGAGCAACGCGTAAGCGGTGACACTACTGAGGTATTTAGACGAGGCGCTTTTGCTGACGTTATTAAGGCAGCCCATCGAGTTAAGTTATTACGTAACCACGATTCGAAAAGTCCAATAGGACGAGCCACGCTCCTACGTGAGACAGACGAGGGACTTTACGCAGAATTTAAGGTAAGTCGCACACGCGAGGGAGACGATGCGCTAGAGCTAGTTAAGGATGGCGCACTAGACCAGCTCTCTATAGGTTTTATGCCGATTAAAAATCGTAAGCGTACAGATGGCGTTATAGAAAGATTAAAGGCTCATCTAGCAGAGGTATCGCTAGTTACTTTTGGAGCTTATGGAGATCTAGCAACTGTTAACGGCGTACGCTCTCAGGAGCCAATAGGCACACCTCGACTCGATGCAGCTAAGGCGATTTTAGATGCCATACAGCATCGTAAATAATCATCCTGAGTGCGATGGTTACGCAGTCGTAAAAGACTCTAATAATGAGCTTATCGGCTGTCATAGGACAGAGGCGCAGGCGCAGGATCAATTAACAGCGGTAAATATAGCTGAGTATGGCGAAAGAGCTTTACCTGATAATTACAGACCTGCCGATAGTCCAGATGTCCCAGAGGGTCGTAACTGCGGTAATTGCGGTTTCAACGTCGAGGGATATTGCATTAAATGGGACGATGAGATAGCAGCTAATTATTACTGTAATGCCTGGCAGCCTATGGCGCAACGTCAGGAAAGCTATAAACCTACTGCATCTATGAGAGCTGAGGCTCAACGCGGATTAGACTGGCGTAAAGAATATGGGCGCGGTGGTACAGCTGTAGGAATAGCCAGAGCGCGAGATATTGCAGGTGGTAAATCTTTACCTTTAGAGACTGTATTACGTATGAGGTCTTTTTTTGCTCGTCACGAAGTAGACAAAAAAGGTAAAGGCTTTAGTCCAGGAGAGGATGGCTACCCTAGTAATGGTCGTATCGCCTGGGCTCTATGGGGTGGAGATCCTGGTAAATCGTGGGCAGATAACATAGCTAAGAAAAACGAAAATAGGACAGACAGAGCCTTAGCAATACTAAAACTATTACGCAAAATATAGTAAGATATTCATAGAGTAAGACACCTCGATTTAACAGGTGCGACACCTCGCATAATGCGACACCTCGCCACGTTACAGATCGACACCTCTACGACAAATAATTAACTTTTATTCTAGGAGAGTAAAACGTGGGAAATAACTTTTTAGACGGTCTACGCGAAAAGCGCGAGACCAAGACCTCTATGATCCAGACGATCGTAGACCGCGCCGCAGATGAAACTCGCGACGTGACAGAAGTAGAGCTAGCTAATATTGAAGCTCTCAATTTAGAAGTAAAGAAGCTTGACGAAAGAATCGAGCAGATTTCAGATATGGAACTACGTAACGCTAAAGCTGCAGATCTAGCCGCTAAGGTAGATAGCACAAAGCCAGCTAGCGAAAAGCGCGAAGCTATTAAAGTAGTTAGCGAACCTATTACATATTCACAGCGCAGCGAGTACAGCTTCCTAAGTGATGCTGTTAAAGCTCATTTTAACACTGACGTAGATGCAGCGGATCGTATTCGCCGCCATCAACAAGAGATGAACGTAGAGTATCGCGCAGCTGGAACCTCCAATTTTGGCGGTCTAGTAGTACCACAGTATTTAGTAGATCTATATGCGCCTAAGCTACGCGCTGGTCGTCCTTTTGCAGATGCATCACGTCGTCACACGCTGCCACCGCAGGGTATGTCGGTCGTGCTGTCTCTAATTGGCACTGGTACAGGCGTCGCCGCTCAAACTTCACAAAACACAGCGGCTGTATCTACAGATCCTCAGGACAGTACACTTACAATTAACGTAAATACTGTTGCAGGTCAAAACAGCGTTTCCAAGCAAGCGCTACTACGTGGATATAACCTAGAGTCGATCGTATTGACTGACTTGATGCGTGCATATCACACAGAGCTAGATAACTTGCTACTTAATGGAAGTGGATCTAATGGACAACCTCTAGGAATCCAGAATATGACCACAGGAATCTTAGTAACCTACACTGCTACCACTGGTACAGTCGCAGGCCTATATCCAAAGCTCGCAGATGCGATTCAACAAATCCAAAGCAATATCTACGCATCGCCTAACGCGATTATTATGCATCCACGTCGTTTAGGTTTCCTACTTGCTGGTCTAGATGGTCAGAGTCGTCCGCTAGTCGTACCGACTGCGTATAATCCTGTAAATGCCATTGGCTCAGGTGAGGGATACCCTAACTACGGTAATAACTCAGGTTATTCAATTCTCGGTCTGCCAGTCATCACAGACGCAAACATCACTACTGCGGCTGGAACTGGTACTAACCAAGACACTATCCATATCGTCGACCTCAACGAGTCTCACTTATTCGAGGAGACTGGTAGTCCGACATACGTTACGTTTGAGGAACCAAATGGAAAGGTCGCGCTAAATATCGTTATGTACGGTATGTTCGCGTATACCTCTCTACGTTATCCTAAAGCGTTTGCACAAATTAACGGAACTGGATTAGGTACACCTAGCTTCTAGTGCTAATAAAACCATCTGGGGGGCTACGGCCTCCCAGTGGTTATAACCATCCAGGATCTAAGGGGCGTGCTATGAGTGATATTAGAAAACACTTTAGTAATGACCTATTCTCGAAAATACCTGTCCCTATTGACGATGAGGCTCCTGGATGGCTATAACTAACGGTTACACGACGCTTAACGCGATGAAAACTTTTTTAAGTATTACAGATAGCTCAGACGATACATTATTAGAGGGACTTATTGAGTCTGCCTCTCGCAGTATTGATCGCATAGCTAATAGACGTTTTTATTTAGATAGCACTGCCTCGGCGCGTAAATATCGCGCTTATAGTGAGCTATTTACTTACGTCGATGATATTGGAACGTCTAGCAGTCTCGTAGTTAAGATAGACGACGATGGAGATGGCGTCTTTGAGACCACGCTAACGGTGGATACAGATTTCTTACTAGATCCACTTACGGCCTCATCTTTAGGTAGACCTTTTACTCAGCTGACAATGGTTAACACTACTTATGTCTGGCCTATATTCCCTGGACTCTTTAGTAATGGTCTGCGTCCAGGTGTTGAGGTTACTGCTAGATGGGGATGGCCTAGCGTCCCAGATGACATAGAGACAGCCTGTCAGATACTTACAGCTGACTTATATAAGCGTAAAGACTCTCCAGGCGGCATCTTAGGTCTAGGAGATTTAGGAGCTGTTCGTATGAGTCCTCTAGGTCGAGACGTTACTGCGATGGTAAGAGCTTATAAAAAAGAGGTCGTAGCTTAATGGTTCCATCGACAGTACGCGCTAATCTGAAAGCGCGACTAGCAACTATTACAGGCTTAAAGACTTACGATTATATTCCAGACTCTGTTAACGTCCCAGGTGCAGTAGTAGGTCAGTTAGATCTCAATTTTGACGCCACCTTTAATCGTGGTTTTGATAACGCTACCTGTACAATACTTTTAATTGTAGGACGTATGAGCGAGTCAGCTGGACAGACAAAGCTAGACGGTTATCTAGCGTCAACAGGTTCTACCTCGGTAAAAGCCGCGATCGAGGCAGATGCAACACTTAGCGGCGCTGTCCAAACCCTGCGAGTAACATCCGCTACCGCTGGATCTGTACAGGTGGCTAGTATCGACTACCTTGCGTATCGGTATAATGTCGAATTGATCGGCTAAATAAAAGGAGAAATAAATGGCGATCTTTATGGGTAATAAAGTAGCTGTAGTCGCAGGCACTACAACTATTACCACTTTCGTTAGCGCGGTCAGCCTGTCGCGAGAAATTGACGCCGTAGAAATTACGGCTATGACTGATTCAGTACAAAACCTAATCGGTGGTATTGAACGTCCTAGCGTAACTTTAGAGGTGTTTAACGATTTTGCTGCATCTAGCGTAAACTCAATTTTTGAGGATGCACTAGGTACAAAATTAGCTATTCAGCTAATCCCAGTCTCAGGCACTGTTACAGCGACTAACCCTCGCTATTCTATGTCTGTATTGGTAGCACAATGGCAGCCAATTAACGGCTCTATCGATGCTCCAATGACTGCATCTATTACGCTTCCAGTAACTGCTCTAACTAAAGCTACATCTTAATTAACTAGAATAGGGGACATAAATGGCTACGCAATTAATTAAAGTAACTAAAAAAGACGGTAAAGAGGTAAATTACGAGCTTACGCCAGCGGCTAAGGTGGCTTTCGAGAGTCACTTCAAGACTGGATGGCGTAAGCGACTAATTGAGGATCAGCGTGAAAGTGATCTATGGTGGTTCGCGCATTATTTAATAACCGCTAAGGGTGAAACTACAGCGGCATTAGATGACGATTTCTTGAATCAGTATAAAGACGTAGATTTTGTTTTTGACTCAAAAAATGGATAGACCGACGCGGCGACATATGGGAGGTCGCAGCTGTGTCGGTAGCGACAAGTATCTCACCTAATGAGTTACTAAAATGCGACCCTGCTATATATGCAGCGATAAAGTTTATCCTGCAGGAGCAGGCTCAGGCGCGTAATACACCGCGCACGATGAAAAGGAGGCGCTAGTGGCTAGAGCTAGTGAGTCCATCCTTATCGATGATTTTGCAGAATTAATAAAACAGCTAAAAGAAATTAGTCCGCAACTACGTAAAGATTTTGATAAAGGTCTCAAAGAAGCTGTTAAGCCTATGAGCGACTTAGCTAAAACTTTCGTACCTGGTAGCGTGCAATATAAAGGCAGGGACGTATTTCAACAGGAGCCACCTACTTACTCTACGCCTGCGTGGATAGACGATAAAATACATAGATCTAGAGATCCTCTGCGATGGACGTGGCAGGCTGACGTAGTAACTAGAGGTATAAAAATACGACGTACGACTAAAAATAAAGTACCTTTTGGCTATAATAAAGTAGCGGTAGCAGCTTTAGCTCTAGTAAATAGTGCGCCAGGCGGTGCTATTTATGAATTAGCAGGAGCAGGTAAAGAATCATCGCGTAAAAAGACTAAAAACGTATCGCGTAACTATAAAGCTCCAGAGGACTTTAGAGTATTATTTCCTAAAGTGGCTGGTAATCCTTATCGCCTCATATATCGAGCAGAGGCGCAG